GATAGTGGCGGGTTAATCCCGCCGTAGCCCCATTACGCTCATAGGTGGCAAACGGTGTCAAGCGAAATCGTAAGCTCTGGCATGGCTTGGCTCGGCTGTAGGCGTATCAAAGCGTATGCAGCGGGGCTGTTAGCGTGGGCCATGGTCTGGTATTGCTACATGTGGTGCTAGGCGTAGCCATGCGGTTGCATGGTGGTTGGATGGTACTCGACACGGTTGCAGTAGCTTGGCTACGTTTGGAGTGTGTGAGACACAATGGCATTCTACTGCGATTGTTGGCGCGCATGGAATGCGCCAACAGGGGACACAATGCGACAGCAGGGTATGCCAGTCCCCCCCATGCGATTGCAGGGGACTCCAGGGGGGAGGGCCGTCCACGACAGGGAAAACTGCCAAATTACGCAGAGTCAATCACTTAGGGACTCCGGTGGGACTCCAATTTCTGCTACAAAAATTTACTCAAAAAAGGAGTCTGTGTCATCATGCCACGACTTTTTGGGGTCGATCCCACGCGCCTGGCACCAATACTCGTATGGACCCATCAACGGGTCATAGCCAGGGGCTGGGACGAACATCTGCGGAGTCGTAACTGGAGCAGATTCAACAGCTTTCAGGTAATTGTCCCATCGATCTGGTGACCTTTTGTAGGCCTCAATGTGACCTAATGTATAGTTACATCCGGCACAGAGCAGTCCCCGAACCTTTCCAGTGACGTGACAGTGGTCAACAGAGAGCTTACGGCCGCTTTTAGTGGGTTTGGAGCAGATTTTACATACACCTCCCTGTGCTACCTCCATTTGGCTGTATTCTTCGTGAGTTAACGCGATTCCATAACGTCTCCAACCCTGTTTTTTACGGTGTAAAGCACACTTAGCTCGGTTTTCGCGTTTCCAGCGATTGACGTTCTCCTTGGAGCGTTCAGGGTTGGCCTCTCGCCATGCTTTCGCCTGGGCAAGTGCTTTTTCGCGGTTTTTGGAGTACCAGGTCTCGGTCATACAATCTTCGTTCCTTATGGAGTAATACGTTTCTTGTGTAAAAACCGCCTGTTTTGACGGCTATTTTGACATCCTACACCCTTTGGAGGCATTTGTCAAGCAAAAAAGTGGCCTTGTGTGCGATTTCCCTTGACACACCACATATTGTGTGTTATAGTGTTGATTCTTAAGTCAAGTTCCCACCTCCGCTCAGTCGCCATTACCAAACTAGCCACCGTAGAGGGTAAACGATTCACGATCACCGAATCGCGCTCTGGCTATCCCACCTTCGACTGTCAAATTGCCGGGCACAATCGGCCCAAAACGGCGGTATCCGGCCTCCTCCCTTCCTAAGTGGTGCTGCGGAAGCCCTTAACGGCCTTCCTTGCACTCGCTCCCCCAACATTAGTACTCTAACGTCTCGTGAGTACCCACTGGCGGTCTTCCGCCAAGTGACTCCATGTCGAAAATTGACTCTAAACAGCTACTCGCTGAGATTGATGCCCTGTGTCAGACGCAGATAATCCGAATCTCGAAACAACCCCTGCCGATCAGCCCAAAAAGACCCCCGGCAAAGCCGGAGGGCCAGATTTTCACCGATCCGGGTGCCGATGCAACGCCTGTGTGGCACGCAGACGGAAAGCGGAAGCCCTCGCTCTCCGAGCTGGACAGAATGCCGCTGGCGAAGGCCTACAACCGCAGTCGCAAACCGAAGTTCTAACCGACTCGCCGATTATTGGCACCAAACTCCAGCGCCACCGCATTAAGATGTGGCTCCAGTGGAAGGCCATTGAGCCCAAGCTCACTCATGCCGACGCAGCAGCCAGATTGGACATTGCACCCCAAACTTTGAACAACCTCATTCATGAGGCTACGAAGGCTGGGTGGCTCCAATTCAAGGATCCAATGGCAGAGCTGGAATATGAGATGATTCCCGAGGCCAATCGGGTCATCAAGAACGCCATGAAGGCCGGTGACACCGACACGGCTGTGAAACTCGCCCAGGCGACCATCTGGAAGCAATACGCAGCCAGCAAGGGTGTCAGCGACACTCCAACCACGGTGCTGGCCCTCAAGATTGAGATGCCAGCCAACGTTAACCCGTCGGATGTTCCTATTAAGGGCGTCATTGTGGGCCAACCCCGCAGCATCGACGCCGAGATTATCGAGGTCAAAGATGAATAAATGTGATTGTTGCCCGAACTGCCCCGTTGATTGCAAGTGTGGATGTTCGGAAACGGCTAAAGCCGTTCCGAGTTTTGAGATAAAGGCCGTTTCAGTGGCCGGACAGCTGATTCCCGTCAAGTCGGTCAAGATTAGTTGCAACTAAGGTTTAGTTCGAGTGGCGGAATGGCAAACGCACCCTTAAGTGGGGGCCGCACCGATCATTGTGCGGGGGCTGTGCAGAGTCCGAGGGGTGTAATCCCCTCTTGGGAGTTCGAGTCTTCCCTCAGAAAGTCTGCAACCTAACTAATTTTCTATGGCTAAATGGGTTCAACGACCGCTAGACTTTCCGCTCCAGTACAATCCGTATCAGGATGCGTTCTGGAAGGGGTGTAAGCAGCGGCTTTGCACGCCATGTAAGCTGGAATTCGAGGCTACGACCTCGAACAACTGCCCTCAGTGCAATCAGAAGGCTACACGTAGGTTTCACCGCCTGACGTTGATTGCTGGCCGACGTGGGGGCAAGACGCGAGCCGCATCCATCGCCACGGTGATGGAGGCCATGATCCCGAATAGCGTGATCTGGGCCTGCGCTCCAACAGTTCCGAAGCTCCACCGATACGTTATCCCCGCAATGGAACAGTTGATTCCAACTAGCTGGGTGGAGAGCTGGAACTCAGAATTTGGCGACCTTCGCCTCAAGAATGGCACTCTCATCCACTTCCAGACCCTCGAACACCCCGATCAGGGTCGTGGCCAGGGCTTGGACTTCTTGTGGATTGACGAGGTAAGCGAACTCACCGAGGAACACTGGGAAGTCATCAGACCATCGCTGACCGAACGGAAGGGTGGAGCCATCTTCAGCACCTCGCCCAGATCTTTCGACTGGGTCTATGAGAAGCTTTACCTCCCGGCCGAAACTGGCTACCACGCGGGTAAAGACGGTGCTCTCGACTACTCAAAGCCTGCTAAGGGCTTTTGGGCCTGCCGATACTCGACCTCCGAGAACCCCATTATCGATCATGCCGAGCTTGAGGAAGCAAAAGCCTCGATGTCGGCGGCCATGTATGCCCAGGAATATGAAGCCGACTTCGTCACCTTCCAAGGAGCAGTGTATGGTGAGGAACTCTTCCCACGCCACATCCTTGCGGATGACCAAGTGCGGCAGTTTATTCCAGAATGGCCCCAAATTAGACCCGATAGACCCATCCTTATTGGAGTCGATACCGGCGCTGACCACCCCTTTGGTGCAGTCAAGCTCGTCTCCACTGAGCGTGGCTTTGTGGTCGTTGATGAATACCTCGAACGCGAAAGATCGTTTATCAAGCATGCGGCCTTTCTTAAATCACTAGGTGGTTGGAATGGAACCGACTGGAGTGGTATTAAGCCTCGGTTTGCTATTAATAAAAATGATAAGCAGGCCTCGATTGAGTTGGCTCAGCACGGTGTCTACTGTGCAAAGGCCGAAAACGACCAAGTTGCAGGCACCGAACGGGTAAAGAGCTGGCTCCACACAGGACAGCTTTATTTCGCGGCCAGCCGAGTCCCCAAGACCATCAAACAGATGCAGGCCTACAGATGGGCTGACAACACCGCCAGTGATGGCCAGGCGCGCAAAGAAAAAGTCTTCAAAAAGAACGATGAACTGCCGGATGCGTTGCGCTACGCCATGATGGTGTGGCCCGCACTGCCAAGCCCTCTCGCTCCACAGGAACCCGTCCGAGATCTGGCGGCACTTCCTGTGAAGATGCGGGAAGACATCGAGTTCATGAAGAAAATGGAAGACAACCTCCAGGACCGCGAACCCCAAACGGTTTCGGACGACTTCTGGGGCGACATCCTCAATTAAGGAACCCTCGTTTATGTGGTTATCGGAAAAGCTCACCAGTTTGCTGGATTTGAATGTTGAGGAAACCAGGCGTCTCCGTGAGGAGCTAGCTGCCGTCCGGGCCGAACGTGATGCCCTTAGGCACACGTCGGACATTGCTCAGAACAACTTCGAGTGGGCAAGGAATCGCTTGAACTCGCTGGAACTTGAGAAAGCTGCACTATTGGCGAAAGCCTTCAAGGTGCATATTCCCGTTCCCGAACTCGTCCGCAAGGAGCAAGTGGCTACCGCTGGTGCCATGCTCCAAGACCTATTCGCCGGACCCCCTTTGTCAGCATATGACGAGGTTGATGAAATCGCCTAATGGCTCTAGCTCCTCTCGACCAAGTTACTGAATCTCTGTCTGCGGGCATGGACCCGATGGAAACCGCCCCACAGGCGGTAGCTCCACCTCCTCCCTACGCATCCAAGGAACGTGTCCTAGAACTCTTTAATCGCTTCAAGGCCGAATCCCTGGACCAGCGGTGGGTATTGGAGCATGACTGGCTTCGAGATCTCAGCTATGTGGCAGGTCGCCAGTGGATTATCTACCACCCCGCCCGGCGAGAATGGGTAGACAAGAAGCTCCACAAGTGGATTCCACGCCCAGTCACCAACAAGATGCGGGAAACGGTCAACTCCAGACGCTCGACGTTTGCTGCCGTTAACCTCGTGGCCAAGGCCCGACCTGCCGGTTATGACTCCAAGGCGATAGCGGCTGCTGAAATCGCCGACCAGATGGCTCCTTTGATTCACGAGGAGCACGACATGAACCAGGTGATGCGCGAAGCCGACTTCTGGCTCATTACCACAGGAAACGCGGTCCTGCAGACATCCTGGGACCTCGACGTTCGATCCAACCGCCTGTTCGTCAAGAGCGAGCAATGCTCACAGTGCGGCCAGGTTTACCCACCAGAGGCGATTCCTCCCTTTCCT